AAGAAAAGAAAACGCAGAAAAATAACCTATGTTGAATCCGATTGGAGAACATATTATGGTTCGAATAAACATTTAATGGAAGAGGTAAAGGAACACGGAGAGGACTTTTATCATAGAGAAATATTACATTTATGCAAAACCAAAGGTGAATGTGCATATATGGAAACAAAGGAACAATTTGAGAGAGAAGTGTTGTTAAGTGATGATTATTATAATGGAATTATTAATTGCAGAATAGGGTCAAATAGTGTAAAAAACATGTTTACAAAGTGATAAAAGTATGATATAATAGTACTATTATGGCGAAAATATTAAAGTTTCCGACTGGCGAGGAACTCAAACAAAAGGCAGAAGCAAAACAAGTTCAAGATGATTACGCTACAGTCAGAAATGCATCTGACGATTGTGTAGCATCTGCACAGTTTCTACTAGAAATTATGGAAGAGTTTATATTAACAGGAGAAGTATCTCGTGAATTTATGGACATGCAATTCCGTGATGAAACCTTTCAGGAATCAAGAGATATGTTCGTTGTAATAAACATGCTCAATGCTATGTTTCATCGCTATTATGGTATACCACATTCACTTCATAGAGAATTCGATAGGTTATATGTAGCGATTAAGGCAATGGATAAACAAAACACACAAGCAAGAAATGAATTGGACGATAAATACGAAACATTATTTACGCCAGATGATGGAGAAGATGATGATACTACTTGACTATAACCAAATCGCACTATCAAATATTATAGTGCAAAAACTAAATGATGAACAAATGATTCGTCATATGATACTTAACAGTATTCGTATGTATAATAAGAAATATAGAGATGAATATGGCCAAATGGTTATCTGTGCTGATGGTATGAATACATGGCGTAAAGAGTATTACCCACAATACAAGGCAAGCAGAAGAAAGCATAGAGATAATTCAGCTCTTGATTGGACAGAAATATTCAGAATATTACATTTGGTTAGAGATGAAATCAAAGAAAACCTACCATATAAAGTATTACATATGGAAGGCTGTGAGGCAGATGATATCATTGGTACACTCGCAATGCAAACACAAGAGTTTGGTATGCATGAACCAGTTATGATTATTTCATCAGATAAAGATTTTATCCAATTACAAAAATTTAATAATGTAAAACAATTTAGTCCTATACAAAAGAAAACAGTAAAGGACGATAATCCAAGAACATATTTATGGAATCATATATTCAGAGGCGATAGTGGCGATGGTATACCAAATGTGTTATCTGGTGATGATACCTTTGTTACTGAATCAAAACAAACACCTTTGAGACAAACAAAAATAGATGATTGGATTCATAATGCAGAGAGATTAAGAGATGTAATGCCAGAAGAGTACTATAGGAATTATCAGCGTAATAGAAAACTTATTGATTTGGCTGAAATCCCAGAAGAGGTACAACAGAGCATTATAAATACTTTTAATGGACAGAAACCTGCAATGAGAATGAAGGTTTTAAATTATCTCATTAAAAAGAGATGTACTAACTTGATTGAAGTCGTGGAGGAATTTTACAATGGCTAAAAAATTAATATCAGAGGTTTTAACAGAAGCTTCTAAAATAACTAAAAAGGCAGATAGAATCAATTATTTGCGCGCAAACAAAACACCAGCACTTTTGGATATACTAAGGATTGCATTTGATGATGATGTGGTATCTGTATTACCATCAGGAGCTCCAACATTTAATAAAGATGATGCACCTGCTGGGCATGAATTTTTAAATTTACAAAAGGGTCATAGAAGATTTAAATACTTCTTTAAAGGTCCGGTTGCAAATGATACACCAGCATTACGAAGAGAAGGAATGTTTTTATCCTTTATTGAATCCTTACATGGAGACGAAGCTGATTTGGTTATCGCTGCTAAGGATAAATCTTTAAAATATAAAGGTATTACTAAAAAGTTCATAAAGGATACTTTTCCAAATCTAATTGTAAAGTAATGGCTAAATTTGACCCAAAGGAAATAGAAAATTCGAATAGGATTTTTAAATCAGCAACACCCAAACAGGATTTATCCTGGTATGTAAAATGGACAGCATCGTTATTTATCCTAATAGGTATGTCTATAAGAGGCCTTGATGGATTTCAAGCTATAGACTTATCAGTATCAATTGTAGGTGTTGCTGGTTGGTTAATAGTGGGTTTACTATGGAAAGACCGTGCATTAATATTATTAAATGGTATAGGATTGGCATTATTATTAAGAACTTTGGCACAAACACTTTACATTTGACCTTAGATGTGGTATAATATACCATATAAAGATAAGGATTATATTATGATACAAATACTAAGAGAAATAACAGACTGGGGCGACCAGCAAATATCCAATGGTGACTATTATGTTAACAGCTCTGGATACTTAATTGGTTATATGCCACAAGGAAAAGCTTACAAAGAGTTTAAAACACCAATAAAACAATTCTCCAAATCAAGGAGAAAATTTAAACTAATTGGTGAATGGCCAGAAGAATTACCAGAAGGTGCAATTACTGTGCAAGGCAGTAAAGGTAACACATATACAATAATTGATAAAAAGTGCTCATGTCCTGGATTTAAATTCAGAGGTACATGTAAACACTTAACGATGGTGGCATAATGAATATATTCATACTAGATAATGACCCAGTATTGGCCGCACAATTACAATGCGATAAACATGTTGTTAAAATGATTGTTGAATCAGGTCAAATGCTTTCTACAGCACATCGTATGATTGATGGTACAGTCGAAAGAAGGCCATCTAAATCAGGTAAAACCACAGTTAATTACTACAAACTTAATGATGAACGAGAGGATATTATGTACAAGGCAGTGCATTTTAACCACCCATGTTCAATATGGACACGCGAAAGTTGCTGTAATTATTCATGGCATTACGAACATTTTATTGCTCTATGTGAAGAATATACATATCGTTATGGTAAAGTGCATTCAACAGAAACAAAACTAAGAGATGTTCTAAAACAAATACCAAAAAACATTAATAGAGTTGGTGGTAAAACACCATTTAAGTTGGCAATGCAATCAAATCCTGAATGTGTTGTTAATACATTGGGTGGTGTAGATGCAGTTGCCACATATCAAAATTTTTACAAAACAAAACAAAAAAGATTTAATATGGATTGGACAAAAAGACAAATACCGGAGTGGTTCCATGCAGTATAAATTTCACGAACACAGATATACCTTTAAAGGTAATTTCGCATATGCAGCTGATTGTATAAGACATTCATTGGATATGATGGGTTATAGTGAATCAGAAACTGAAGAAGCAGACCTACACATTTACAATCATACTTGTAGAGATTTGGAACCTGATATGCCAGAAAATTCCATTATCTTTAAACCAACAGCACCTACAAGTAAACACTTTCAAATATGTAAAGAAGGTTATGCAAATTCATCTGCGATTACATTCGATGACCCTTGTTGGTGGGCATTTAGTAAATATGATAATAGTGAATGGAATGAAATCCAAGATATGGTAGAGAGAAGAGCAAACAAATGGGATGATTCCATTATGCTGAAATGGCCAGATGCTAAAAATGTAAAAGATAACCATATATTAATTGTTGGTCAAATGCCTGAAGATGAAACAGTGATGGGATTTGGATTTGGTAATCATTGGGATAAAACATGTCAAATTGTAGAGAAATTAAAAGATAGAGATAATTTGGTTATTAAATTACACCCAAGAATAAGAAAAGCAAGTCATAGGATACGTGATATAAATCAACAAATAGAAAAATGGGAAGATGCAGGACATCAAGTTTTTTCTGGCTATGAATCAATACATAGTGTATTACCTAAAACAAAAGTAGCAATCATAGAGAACTCTACTGCAGGTATCGAATGTATGATGCATGATGTTCCTATTATTTCACACGGATATCCTGATTATCATTGGATAACAAAGGATTTAAGAATTTTAACACGACTAAATAGTTATATAGATAATTTAAATTGGTTTGATAAAAATCAAAGTAGAGAATTTTTATGTTGGTATGTATTTAGATACTTATGTTCTGATATACCAACAACACACAGACGATTAGAGGAATTATTAAATGCCAACATATGAGTTTAAAAACAATGATACTGGAGAAGTATTTGAAAAAATAATGTCCTATGAAAAAAAGGTAAAATTTTTAGAAAAAAATCCAAATGTTCAATCACATTATACAACATTAAACATTGATTACGATGGTGGTAGCTCAGTACTGTCAAAGGCCGGTTCTGGTTGGAAAGAAGTACAAGATAGAATTAAATCAGGAATGCCACCAAAAGATAGGCATAGGATTAAATCACAATGAAATTTACACACGACCCCATTGATTTAGGTTATAGTGACCTATCTGCTAAAACTACAAAAAAAGGTAGACAATATGTTGACCCAGATGGTAATACATATCCATCAATTACCACAGTCCTTTCCATATTATCAGAGGATAGTATTAGAGCCTGGAGAGCTCGTGTAGGAGAAGAAAAGGCAAACCAAATATCAAGAGTTGCTTCTACTCGTGGAACAACAGTACATAATATTATTGAAAAATATGTAGCAAACGACCCTGAATATATTAAAGGCGAAATGCCACATAATGTTCAAACATTTAAAGATGTACAAAAAGTTATTGACAAAGGTGTTACAAAGGTATATCAACAAGAGGCTCCGCTTTATTCAAAACACTTAGGTGTTGCAGGAAGAGTTGATTGTGTAGGACAATGGAATGGTAAAGATTCTATTATAGACTGGAAAACATCTCGTAAATTTAAAAAGAAGGAATGGATATCTAGTTACTTTATGCAATGTGCAGCTTATGCAATTATGTGGGAAGAGAGAACTGGTATGCCAATAAAACAATTAGTTGTCTGTATCGCAGGTGATGAAGGTTCACAAGTCTTTGTAGAGGATAGAGATAATTGGACAGAAAAATTAATTGAAACTATTAATGAATATAGAAGAAGAAAATTATTTGGGAGATAAAATGAATTATTTACTAGAAGCATTATGTAAAAAATTAGAAGGTGAAATTGAAGTTGCAAAGGCAAACGTGATGGTATACCAAAGAAATTCAGTTGGTATAGGTGAACATCC